CCCCTAGTGCCATCCTTGCCTTACCTACAGCCATCTCTAAGTGTTTGGTGTGCATTACCTGTATCTCTGGCTCAAGGTTTTGGAAATCAGGCGAATTAACAAAAGCACTATAGTTAGCCAAATACTCTTCAGAAACCTCTTCAGGTGGTTCTACCCACTCTCCGCTGTTTATTTGTTCTATCACCCTCATTACATCATCCTGTCCACCCTCAACACCAAGAATCTCTTTTAAGTAAACCATTGGGTCTATATTATATAGAACCATCCTCTTGGCTTCTTCTTTGGGGTTAACATGGTCTAGCTTCTCAAATAAGGTCAAAGGATCAATCAACCCACTCTTGGCCAACTCTAAAGCCTCTACACGCTCCCTTGTCTTGTCTGCTGGCATGGTAGTACCACTCTTAACTCTGATCTCTACCCCATCCTCTATTTTATCTCTATCGAAGCTCAAGAAGGTTTGCTCGCCATCATCACCAAGATACTTAACAAAATGCTCTTTAACATAGAATACCTTCATCAACTGAACCAATCCATTGTATAAATTCTCAGCGGCTGGTTCAATGGCAGAATTAACAATATCCCCTATCCTTCCGGTATCTGCTTCTTTGAGTAACATCCTCCCACCCAAGGTTTCTTTCTTGCCCCGTTCTCCTCTGGTAGTGGAGTGAGTTCCTAATAGATTGTCAATCTCGTTTCTAGCGTCAAACTTATCTTCAATTACATAAGCAGGCAGGGTAGGCGGTGGGAGTCTCATTGCTCCACCTCTCACATCCCCATCTCCTACTACCTTCTCATTGAAAGCGCCGGTTAGTTTCTGGGCTTCTGGTTTGCTGATAAACTCCTTATTAAAGACCCATCCACTATTAGCAGCATCCGCGTTCTGAACTATCTGTTGGCCTCTCTTATCAATTACCTTCTGTAAAGGGAAGGCAACTTCAGCCAAAGCAATGTCATCAATGAAGCTACGCCCTAAATTAAGATGATTTAAGAATACATAGGGAATCTTTGGGTTTGGCAGATGATTGTGGTAAGTGCCATCTTCATCTCCCTCATAGTCCCAATTAGGGTTCTTCATCTTGTCTAAGATAATCTCATCACACTTCCAACACACGCCTTGTTGTGGTTCGCCATCCTTATCAACACAGTCAAACCACATCTCGTAGTATCCTACTCTCTGACTTAATTGCTTCTGAGTTCCTCTAACAATGTGAAACTTCTTCCATATTTCTGCCTTTTTATTGGGAAACTTCCGCACAATCCCCTCAATGGTATCCTCCATAAACTCAGCGATAAAGCCTGGCATTTCCCCAGCAACAGCGTTTTTATCTATCACTATCTTCTGGGGTCTTACCCAATGAACCTCAAAATCCCCGTTATCCCCTAAGTCCTCATTCCAACGATACTTCAATATCCCCTGTCTGAATAAGAGTAAATGCCTCAGCGCCATCCTGAACTTGCCCCTCAATCCCATCTCTTCGTACTTTGCTAATAGTATGTTTTTGATATCATCTGCTAATTGCTTACTAGCGTCATTGTCTTTAGCAGGTGAAACAGAGGGTTCAGGGGGTCTGGTCAAAGCAATGGGGATGATCGTTTCCAATGACATGAAGATTCTATTATCTACATAAGGAAACTCATGCCCGAAGAAGTCCATATCCTCTTGGTATCTGCCAGTCCAATACTTAGTAGCCCGTTCTCTTGCTCTTGTAAGGTCTCTTGGTTTTTCCTCCCAATATGCCTCGCTTGTTCTTAACTTATGATTAAGTAAAGCCCGAAGCTCGGCATCAGAAACATTAGGGTCTAAGACCGCTTCCGCACCAATAGCCCCTTCTTCTTTGCGTTCTTGTTCGTCTGGAACATCGATTGTGTTTATTGCTGACATTTTAATTTACTTTACTATTATAATATTTAACCCAGTCCTCACGACCATAGTTAGTTTGTGAATGACAGCTATGGCAAAGAGCTATTAAATTGTTTTCTTGATCGTTTTTCTTATTATAATCAATATGGTGAATGTGTAACTTATATTTACTTCCAGATTTATAGTGTAATTCGTCTTGGTGTCTGAAACACTCTTGACAGCGATAATGGTCTCGTTTTCTAATTATTTCTTTTAACCCTTCAGTAAATTCTACTGAATATGGTTCAAAAGATTTGCCACCTCGCCAGCTAGGATTGCTTTTGCCCATCATTTTTCCTGTCATTGCCTGGCTTTGTTTTTCCCTGGTCTTTTTAGATATTATTTTACCCGAATTTCCTTTCCCAATCTTTTTCTTTGTCACCGCTGAATGGTGTGTTCCTTTCTGCCTTTTCCCTGTCGCCTCCCAAAGACAATCCCTTGAGCAATATATCCCCTTCCCTCTTTTAACTTCTGCGGGAATAGTTTTGAACTCTTCACCACAGAACTTACAGGTTTGCTCGACAAATATTTTGTATCCTCGCAAATACTTCTTTGTATTTATAGCCATTTAAAATAAAGAAAGCCCCTCAACGGGGGCTGTATAAACCTCTAAAGGAGTTTAACACTAAGGGTTTAATTATTCAAGCTGTTTCCTTTTTCGCCAATATTTCTTTCTTGCTATTGACATCTTCCGCCTAGTTGTATTTGATACTTCTTGTCCCACCAACCAAGGTTTCGGCATTTTCTTATGCGTTTCGCTTATCTTCCGCTTAGTTTCCTCTGTATGTTTCCTGCCAGCACTTGCCTTCCCTATCTTCCTTTTTGTTTCCTCTGTTAATTTCCTCCCCATACACGAAGCACTAATTTTTCTCTTAATCTCCTCGGTAAACTCTCTCCCTGAATTTATAAGATTGCTCATTCTTCCATCCTCAACCATATGGCAATGCCGACAAATCCACCACCAATCACCCAAATCTCTTTTGTATTTACCGCTTATGTTGGCCAAATCATATGCTGGTTTTTTCTTACACTTTTCACACAATCTTGGCTTTTCCTTTCTTCTCTTAACCCAACTGTGCAATGCACCATAGCCAACATCTTCGCCTTTCCAGTTTGGGTTTTGCTTCCCAAACTTTCTCACACCGTACATTGGATTATCTATGCCTTTCCCAAATCTCATAAAGATATTATACCAAGACTACTAACTCATATCAACAAGCACCTATTCTACAATATACATTTGTCGACACCTCTTGCACATTATTTCTAGGGGGTGGGAGTACACCTTGGTAGGATTTACGATAGTTGGTCTACCACCAACAACAATGATTCTTATATCACAGAAATACGAAAAAACGATCAAGCCACAATTACAACATCTAAAGTTCTTCTTCTTAAACTCTTCGGTGTTATCTAACCACACACTAATAGTTTTAGTTGGTTCAATTTGGTCTTTATGTAGTTCGGAACTCCAAGAACTCATACTTTCCTCCAACTCCTCTTAGGCATGACTGTTGCTCTAGCTGCCTTTTTAATGTCAATTCCGGGTATTGTGTTGTCCTTTGAGATCACCACAGCCTCTTTACCGAACTTTCTTCTTACTGGTGGGGGGGTAACACCACCTGTTCCAGTAGCTGCTTGAGCCTTTTCCATCGCTACACGCCATAATGCGGTTGCATGGGCAAAATGGTCTGGTTTACCTTCTGGGGTTTTCCACTTACCTTTCATCACCCCTAAGCTGTCTAATTCCACCACCCGGTACATATTCTTCCAATGAACGATATAATCTTCTAATCTATGCTCGGTCATGTTGAAGATAATCTCTTGGTTGTTCAATTCATCCACCACCAAGTCTAACAGCTTCGTCCTATCAGAAACAACTACTCGGCGCTTTTCTTTCAACCCCCATCTGGTTACTTCACTCGCTTTTCGGTCAGTCTGATAATAATGTATATACACTTTACCCGGATATTTAACAGTCAACTTCTTAGGATGAGTAGGATAGGGGTTGGCATCAATCACCATATAAGCATTGAAGCGGTTCCTTAGTCTCTCAACCTCATCCCAATCCTCTGTCTCACCTATTTCAAATATACCCTGTTTGTTACCGATAACATAGGTCTTGACTACTCCGTTATCCACTCCCATTGCCACACCATAATGATTGTTCTTGGTCGGAACAATACAGTCAATGATCGTCTGCCGGTCAACTGATAAGTCTTTCTCTTGATAGGGTTTACCTAATACGAAGTTGTAGAAGTAAGGCATATTGCCTTTGTTGTTCTCGTATTCGTCAATAATGCTCTTAGCACTAATCCAGGGGGCAATCATTTGAGATACCCAATAACCTGATATTTCTCTTTTAAGGTGCTTCTTGATCCACCGACCATTCTTTCGGCTCTCGTTGTCAATCACCTTATCGCACTTACCACAACAATACTCTTCCTTAATGAAGTCAACATAGTGTATTCTCTTTTGATTAAGCTCTCCTGGGCCTAACCAATCGAAGTAAGTATAGTGTCCACAATGAGGGCATTTAACAAACCAATGCTTCATATCAGATTTAAGCCATTCCTCATCAACTCCCATCCCCGGATATGATGGATTACTGAACTTCCAAAACCACCCGAAGGATGAAGCGCTTAACCTTGAGGCATAAGTAGCAATAGTCCTTGGTTTAGATCGGTCTAGTTCATCTGAGATAACAATATCCGCTGAGATCATAATAGCACTTGCCTCTTCCCATGAACTCCTAAAGTAGATAAACCGATCCCCTATCTTCTTTAAGGTAATAGAATCAGTCTTCCCTATCGACCTCTTGATAACTTCGTTCTTCTCAATTAAAGGATTGACCTTTGGTTGAACAAAGTCTTTAACAACCGACTTGGTTGGTAGTGTATATATAATGTTAGTCCCTGCGAACAACGCCAAGTGAAATGATTTAATGATCGCTAGTGTAGACCAACCAATTTGAGCCGACTTTCTAATTGCTTGTTTAGGAGTTAGATCAGCGTAAGGCATTGCTAAGAACTTATGATTATCAAATTCCATTAACTGCCCATTCTCACCAACAACCCGATTATCAACTATCCAAGAAAGAACTGATGCTGCTTGATTCTTAAGACTTTCATTATCCATCAATAATAGTATCTAATACTTCCTTCTGTCGTTTCTTTAATTCCTCCGGGGGGATGTTGTAGAAATTGAATTGGTTATACTGATCGCCGGCTCCCTCTTTTGCTTCTTCAACACCTAACCATTTGCCGGCAGTTTCCATAAACTTGTGTCTTACTGCATGATCCGGCACATCAATAAAATCCTTAGTCATTGAGTTCCCTTGTTTCATACCATCGCCTTTCTCATTGATAACCATTGCACTAATAACCTTATTCGCACCCAATCCATCATCTAATACTTCAAGTAAACGACCCATGCCTAATCCTTTACTTTCCATGAGTAATCTAACTGGGTTAGCAAGTTTTTGAATGTTTTCTGACCCAATTGAACCAGCCGATACCATATTTTTACAATTATAAACTTTCATAGCTGCCTTAGTAGCATTGCCTGTCTTTAAATACTCTTTAATCCACTTCCTCTGCTTAAGCGTCAGTTTAACGGGCTTTTCTTCTATAGATAGGGGGTTACTACCCTTTTGGTCTGACATCAAAGTCCTCCTTCCAACCTTCATCCTTCCGCCATTCCTTATATTCTTTCTTTAACTTACGATAGTTTAGGTTCTTCTTTCTTGCCATCTTCTTTAGTTTCTTAGCTATTTTACCTCTCATGTCTTGCCCTTAACGCTGTTAACAATAATATATCTCTCGCCAGCATCTATCGCCTCTTGAATCGTCTTATATTTACCACCACCTATTACCACCCCATGTCTTTTAAGCTGCCTGCTAAACCACCAACCACTTATCTTTCTGACAATCGAACTATTGCCAATCTTAAAAATGATTTCCTCTATATATTGTTTCATTTCTCTAATACCTCCTTTGTTGCTTGCCAAAGGGTATCACAGAGTTCGTAGTCGTTATAAGCGTGATGTTTCATATCATCAACTTCTACCTCCCACATATCTATCTCCCAGTTAAGATACTTAATCTTATCTAATAAAAACTCAATCATCTGACCAATAGAGAGGAGGGGAAAGTCTTTTGAGTATATCCATCCATTCTCAGAGATTACACCCCTAGTTCTCTGACCATCGAGCCATGTCATCAGTTTCTTCTTCCCCTTCTCACTCAGTCTGTCTAATTGTGTCTTAGTTATATGTTGTTTCATAGTTCCAAAACCTCCCGGCCTCTAAAAACATAATGACCCAAGAACTGAGAATAGAAACAAGCTATCTTTTTGAACTCCTTGAATTCCTTTTTAGGGAGATAGATTCTTTCAGGGGGCAAGCCGTATTCTTTAAGATGCCACTCCCACAAGACCCTGAGTTTACCTAAAATGCCAATGGGGGTATAAATTAACTGGTTCTTGGTTTTGTATCTTTTACTCATTTTTTTTTCAACTCTTTAAAATGCTTCTCGCACAATGATTCGCCTTTATATATAAAGTAGCCAAGCTCTAATTCAGGATAACATTTTACGCACCATTTACTCCCCATAATTGCTAACATAGACCCATCTTTCTTTATTCTTAACTTATTCATTTTTCCTCAATTCATCCTTAGTATAATAATTGTCTAATAACTCATCATCGTCTTTGTAGGCTTTTATGAAATCAGGATTAGGTTTGTTCTTCATAAAAGGTTGTATTATGTCTTTAGCGTGTTTGTTCTTATCCCATTGCCTCTTTTGGGCTGCTCCATTAGTTCCAATACTGGTTATTTTATAAGCGCTGTAGTGTCTTGCTACATTGTATAGGCAATGCTGACAAAACTGCCTATCTGTCGGCGTTTTCTTCTTACACTTAGGACACTTCCAAGTATTCACCCTAATTGTGGGAAAGCCTCTCTAAACTCTCTGTCTTTCATTTGCTTTTCCTCTTTAGGAGTCATGCCCCGGACCACACCTGCCTTCTCTTTCTTCTTAACTCTCTTGGTGATCTTCTTGGTTACCTCTTCTACTGTCTGGGGTGGGATTTTAGTCCCGATCCAAAGACCGGCTGCGAAAGATAAGGCTATTATTAAGAAAGTAATTACCATAGTGTTAAGGCTAATCTAGGCAACCAATACACCAATAAATAAGAGCAAACAGCGATTATAGCAAAAACGATTAGCCAGTCTCTAGCTTCTTTCATGTTTCCTTTCTAGTTCTTCTATTATTTTAACATAATCATGTAACTTATAATGGGTTATCTCCTCTTTGTGTTTCGCTAGATACTTCTTATCCTCCGGGCGGTGAGTTCCCATCCAGCCTGTATTCCCTGATTTATCCCAGAACCAACCTTCTTGATTCTTTTCGGCACATTTATTAGAAAGAGTGTGATGGCTAGAACACAACCAGCACCTGTTCCTTAGATCGAATTTAAGGCGTTTTCTTCCTCTGCTTATGATGTGGTGGGCATCTAGCTTGGTATACTTAACCCTCTCCAATACAGGCAAGGTCAGGCATACCTCACATTGGGCAAACTCTTTCCCAATACTCCGCCATAACTTATCAGCTTTCTTCTTAGCTCCTTTCAAAGTTAGTTTCCCCATTTAGTATATTTTACCACGAGATCCTATTTTTTTATCTTTGTCCAGAAACCTCGCCATTAGTATAGCAATAACATAAAGGGCATGCTGGACTGACCAGCCATCATTCCATTCTTCTTCAATAAATTCTTCGTTAGTACCCATATTCCAGCCCCCTTAAGAGGCTGGGTATAGCCACTAAGGCAAGTTGATTAACGGACTAGCCCCACCAATCATGTAGATTGGGAGAACACCATTCCATTTCTCTACCTTCCTTAACTGAAGAACCTCGGGGTTGGCTCGTAGAGCCTCTCCTTCAATCCTCTGGGCTTCAGCCTTGCCTGTTGCTGCTGCAATCGCTGATTGAGCTTCAAACTCCGTCTGGAGCTTCCCTTGCTCGGCCACCTGCTTATTTTCAATAGCTTGGGTAAACTGATCTGAAAATAAAATGTTCTTGATAGATACCTCCTCAATAAGAATTCCGTACTCACTAAGTCTGGCGATTAGATTAGTCTCAATCTCCGACTTAACTTCTGCCCTCTTAAGGATAATATCTCCAACAGGGAACTTAGCGGTCGCCGCCTTAACAGTTTCCTGGATAGCGGGATCAATCAGTTTCTCAACGATATCCCTCTGCTTACCAATATTTTTTACAATAGAGGAAACATTATCAGGACTAACCCTGTACTGGGCTGCTATCTCCATATTTACATCTTGTAAATCTTGAGAAGCTGCTGCAATCTGCTCGGTAGCTAACTTACTCCTAGTATCAAACTGGACAATATCGTCGGTAATGGAATTATAAAAATACCATCCCTCGGAATAAACATGACCAGTTACCCTCCCCCTTCTAACCTCAACCCCTCTTTCCCCAGGGCCGATAGCCACAAAAGGACCAGACACTAAAAGAAGTAACAACAAAACACCGAATATTACTGCTAGAAATTTATTCATTTTTTTTATTCACCTCCCTCTCTTTTTTTCTGCCGTACTCAATTAACTCTTTGGCAATCGTATTTAAAAGACCAGTCAAAACAAGACCGATCAGCACCCCGACAATTAATACTTTACCCATTTCCACCCCCTCCCTTTGATTAACCTTTAACTTTTAATCCCACATTACCCCTGGTTCACCACAGGCATAAGCCCAATCTCTAGCTGGAATAATGCCTGCCTTCTTTTTGCATACAGGACACTTGCCAAGAGAAACAGTAATTCCCCCCATCTTTTTTAAATTAGCATTAGGGTACTGCTTTTGACCGCAATCAGAACACATTGGTTTAAATTTCTTACTCACCTCTTTTTTGGGCGAAAACAATGAGCCTATTAACCATTTAGCAAGGCTTT